AAGATCATTCAAGTGATTGCGAATCTTAAATACATCATCCCAATCAATGCCTTCCTTAAATCTTTCAATAGCATCAAGAGTTTTGACCTGAACAAAGGTCATACCATAACTTCCAGGATAATGCTTCAGAGAGATGTCTTCGGTCTCATATGTGTCCATCTCCATCACATTCGTAGGAAGATTGAAGAAGTCCGTAATAGCCTCATCAACACGCTTCCACTCAACACCACCAATCAAATCGCCACCTTCTTTCTCCCAATGAGAGTCATGGAAGATAAGGTAACCACCTTCTTTAAGATGATCTACCCAGAAGTAAAGTTCTGCAAGAACTTGCTCACGAGTGTGAATGGTGTCAACAAAAATAATATCAAACGGATCTTCATCCCAGTTCTTACCAAGTGTTACACTATCTGCTTGATAGCATGTATAGTTCTCACTTACAAATCTACGGCCATTCTTGAAGAATCCATCATAACCAAGATCACATCCACAGACTTGATTATTACGTTCATCTGCTTCAATAGACATTACTGCAGATGATGCACCCAAACGAACACCAAGATCAATGAATCTTGCGTTCTTCATTGTACGAACTAGATCTGCGAGTTTCCATGCATTCGCACCTAGATCGCAGTGGGGTTCGTTAATAAAATTTCTAAGTGGGGTTAAGTTAGTCATAGATCTTCCTCATATCATTGAATACGTTTGTAACTCCATCTTGAATAGATGTTTTTGGTTTCCACCACTTTGTGATGTATGTATCTGCTTCGTTTCTCTTGTCCTTCTGAACTTCATCCTTAGATTCTGCAGGAGAAACTGTAACTTTACGTCCAAGTTTTTCAAACAGGAACTGAATGATCTCAGCAATCTCTAAGATCGTAGTTTGTTTGAAAGAGGTGATGTGAAGATTATCCTCAGAAGTAAGTTCATCATAGTTATTCATGACTGCCTCTAAGGCTTCGCAGCAGTCCTCTGCATAGAGGAACTCACGTTGTTCAGTTCCATCAGTCAACATGGAGATGTCACCAGTCTCAAATCCTTTCTTGATAAAGTCGGTGATGACATGTGCTTTCTCCATGTCTTTCTCAATACCATAGACATTCCAGAAGTGAACAATCTTACCACCAAGAGACTTAGTGTAGAGTTCTCCAACTCTTTTCATCACACCATAAGGAGAGTAAGACATGTTACTCATCTGAGATGATGCGAAGACAAATGGTTTGTTGTACTTCTCAAGTAGACCAAAGGTCTGAGTCATCAGTCGAGCATTGTTATCAAGGAACCTGAAGGTATGTTGATACTTTTTCAGGTAACGAGATCCACCAACATCAAATGCAAGGAAGAAACAGAAATCACATTCTCTCACTGCACGATCCAGATTATGATTAGGAATCTGAGTCATGTCTTGACCATGATGATGATTCTTATCAAACTCAATTACTTCATGACCTTTTCCACGAAGATATTCAGACAGATAAGCACCAATTTGGCCACTTGATCCAAGGTTTAAAATTTTCATTTGTTTGCAATTTGTTCAGAGATCCAGATGTATGTCTTACGAATGCCTTCTTCAAGAGTTTGAGAATAATCCCAACCCAGGTTTTCACGGATGAGATCATTGTTAGAGTTACGTCCACGAACACCAAGAGGACCATCAATATGAATCTTAGAAACTTCTTTACCAGAGACCTTGGCAGCAGTATCTACAAGTTCATTGATGGTGACCATCTCTTCAGAACCAATGTTAACTGGTCCAATGAAGTCAGACTCCATCAGTCGTCGAGTTGCTTCAATGCATTCGTCAATGTACAGGAAGGAACGAGTCTGTAGGCCATCTCCCCACACCTCGATAGCTCCACCGTCCTCTGGGAGGTAAGCGACTTTACGGCAGATTGCAGCTGGTGCCTTCTCTCTTCCACCGTCCCAGGTTCCTTCTGGTCCGAAGATGTTGTGGTAGCGAGCAACCCTAACAGGAATGCCATGATTCCTATTATAAGTGAGATACAACCGCTCACTGAAGAGTTTCTCCCAACCGTATTCGGAGTCGGGGTTTGCTGGGTATGCTGATTCTTCACGACAGTCTGGATTATCGGGATCAAGTTGATTGTGTTCTGGATACATACACGCTGAAGAACTATAGAAGATCTTGGTGGGTTGATCCAGTTTGGGACGATTACACTCAGTATATTTTTTCATTTCACCATCAAAAGTCGCATTGAACTTGCGTACTTCTTCCAACAGGTTCAGATTGATAGAGGCAGAGTTGTGCATGATGTCTGCATCATTCTCACCTGTAAAGATAAAACCTGCTCCACCCATATCAGCAGCGAACTGATAGATTTCATCAAAGGGACGAATGTGCTCATAAGGAACACTGTTATAGTAGTTTCCTTGTTCTCCTTTGAATTGAATTGATTTGCGTACAGTATCTACTTCACGCAGATCACCAACAATGAATTCGTTTGCTTCTGTCTCGGAGAAATCTGGATGCTTCAAATCAACTCCACGGACCCAATATCCCTCGGAACGGAGTTGCTTTACCATATGACTTCCAATAAAACCACCCGCTCCGAGAACCAGTGCAGTTTTCTTATAGTCGCTCATTAGATTTTAGATTATTGTGCATAGTATCTATTATACTAAAAAAGGACGGTTTATGCAACCGTCCCACTTAGGTCTTTACATGCACGCCACTTATTCTTTTACAGGAAACAAGAAACCTGGCGGGAGATAATCCCATCCGCACCACCTTATTTTAGGAACAAGGAAACCGAAAGAGGGTCTGATGACTCCACCACCCAGTTTTACGAACTGGGAAACGCAGGGGTCGTTTACGACCATCCCGACCAGGGCTAGTTTAGCGACTTACCGAGTCTTTGATATAGCAGGGAACCCCTTCGGGATCCAACCATTTCGTGTATTCAAAGTCATCAATGGCAGTCAGAAGTTGCATCTGATTGTCAAGAAGGTACATATCTGAGTAACGCTTGGTATACTCATTTGCTTTTTGAATACGATAGTCTGGCATACCATTGATTTCCAATGTGCCACACTCAACATAACGATAAGGAAACCGCTCAAAAAGAACGGTTGGTTTTTTCACAACAGTCATTGAGCAACCTCAATAGTCTCTAGATCATTATAAATGAGTTCCATCAACATTTCATAATCATCAAGTGGTTCTCCTGAAAACACCGCTCCTTCTTTTTCGTAGAAGCGGCGTACCTTTTTGAAAAGTTTCGGATTCTTTACATCAAGGAAAATTTCGCCAGCGGCAGCAGCACGGAGAGTGCTGATGTCTTTCTTGAATTTTTCAGTCAGTGCCATTGTTGTGTTTGGTTTACCCTTGTATTATAAGGTTTTAACTTTATGTAGTCAAGGTGCCAGATGGATATCTGGCAATCGGGGTACAAGGATTTGAACCTTGGGCATCCGCCTCCCAAAGACGGCGCTCTACCAAACTGAGCTACACCCCGAAGAGGTAGGTTCCTCATCGCCGCTACTCCAGAACCTACCAAAGAGAAGTACCGCAGTTGAGAGAGGTGGTGGTGGGTGGTGACCCCTCTCAACTTCTAAATTATACTACTTCTTGAATATCTTGTCAAACGGTTCCCAGTGTTCCCAACCATACTTATGAATCATATCCATACCAATAATAGGAACTACAATTAATGCGAAAGATAGAATGCCCAATCCTGTTGAGCTTTCCATAGTGTGCCTAACGAGGAGTTGAACGTGGTGGATCATCGAAATATGCGGGTAAAGGACATCCTTTGAAATCGTTTATCTCATCTACAGATAAGACAAACATAGTTGCAAATCCAAGGCAAAATGCAAAGAGCATCTGAGGGAAGTTATAATTTCCCATATAAGCAGTAGGATCAGGTTCATCATCGTGAGGATGAATCTGTTTTCTTACTTCATCTATTCTTTTTTGTTTCTCCTTTTCTTTGTCATCCATTTTAACCTCGGTATCTACCTGGCCATGTTAACTGCATTCCAGCAATTAGCACTGTAATGAAAGTTACTACAAACAATAATGTCATGCTGGATAATCCCAATTAGCAATAGAATCTGTTTTTGATTCTGGTCCCCAAGAACCAGGTGAATAAAGATATGGAATAGTATTGATCGAGCAATGATCTCCTGTGCAAAGAAGATCATCAACGATTCTCCAAGACTCCATCACCTCATCTGAATGAACAAAGTGTGATTGATCTCCTGCTATTGCATCATAGAGGAGTTTTTCATATCCGTCGATTGCTCTGTCTTGGGGATAAGCGTGGGTGAGTGTAGCCCGTTCAAGATTATCACCAAGCCCAGGAGATTTAATATCGATACGAATATCAAGATGAGGATTAGGTTGTAAACGAATAACAATGCGATCGTTAACTTCTCCTTCATAGAGTTTTAGCGGTGGTGCTTTGAGTTTGATAACAACTTCAACACACCCATAAGGCATACATTTGCCCGTCATTACGCGAAAAGGAACCCCTTCCCAACGCCAGTTATCGACATATAAAGTACCAGCAACGAAGGTAGGAGTGTTACTGTCAGGATCAACGCCCTCTTCAGAGCGATAGTTTTCGTATTGTCCAAGAATCGTGTCCTCCCCTAAACGAGTAGCAGCAAGAACTTTTGTTTTCTCCCGCCTGATTTCTTTAGCTAACATATTACAAGGTGCTTCCATAGCAATGAGAGACAGAACCTGAAGAACGTGGTTCTGCAACATATCCCTCACGGCACCAGCAGTATCATAATACTGAGAACGTCCATCACAACTAATTGTTTCAGTTGCATAAATTTGAACCTCATCTATGTAATTACGGTTCCATAAAGGTTCCAACAAAATATTGCTAAACCGAGTAGCAAGTATGCTATTAACAGTATCTTTGCCAAGATAATGGTCAATGCGATAAACCTGTTTTTCGCGTAGATATCGCTCAACCACAGACTGTAAATGATGAGCAGATTTATAATCGTGCCCAAAGGGTTTCTCAATAACCACACGGGATTTTTGTGGGTCATCAAGTTTTCCTGCTTCTTTGAGATTGACGATAGCATTCTCATAGCGTTCTGGCGGTACGGACAAGAAATAAGTATTATCTTCCAAGTAATTTGGCAGATGCGTCAAAGTATCTGGCATTGAAAGATCAGTGGAAACATAATCTAAATGCCACAAGAATTCGGATGGATAATCACCCAAACTTTGTTTCCACTGCTCTGGTGTTGGTTCTCTTCTAGCAGAACCAGTAATTAAAAAGTTCTCTGGAAGTAAATCTTTCTTCCAGAGATTGTAGAGTGCTGGTATTAGTTTCTTCTTACAAAGGTCTCCCGTTGCTCCGAAGATTACTATTCCACTAGTGTGCGGTCCCATTTCCGTCATACTTATCCGATTCGTAATAAACATTTTCTCCTTTGAAGAACCCAAAGAATACAGTTGTGCATACAAAGGGTACTGCTATCCAAAGAAGTACATTACCGAACATGGTGACCTCCAAACATATAACGCATACCATTTAGAACCTTGGATGCGAAAGCACCAAGACGGCGCGAGTTAAAACGTTCATACAACGCGCTGCTGATAACAGGAGAGGGTACCCCAAGATCCACAGCAGCATGGACAGTCCAACGACCCTCCCCAGAATCACTGACCCCCCCATCGAACTTATCGAGGTGGTGATCGTTCCGTAGAACATCAGCGGTAAGATCGAGCAACCAACTGCCAACCACACTACCACGACGCCATAACTCAGCAACTTCAGAAACGTCAACGTCATAGCAATAATCCCTCGGATTCTCCATCGGAGCAACCTCAGCATCGCCCGCTTTGACGTACTTGGCACCTGCATTTGCATTCTCTAGAATATTGAAACCTTCGGCATATGCCTGCATAACTCCATACTCAATACCATTGTGAACCATCTTCACAAAGTGACCTGCTCCAGGTGGTCCACAATGTAACCAACCATGCTCGGCACTTGTTTCATAACTGAGGGGATCTGTACGAGAGGCAGCTCCAATACCTGGTGCGAGTGCCCTAAAGATTGGAGCGCAGGTGGATACTGCAAAATTTGCACCCCCAACCATAAGACAGTATCCACGGTCCAAACCGTAAACACCGCCACTAGTGCCACAGTCAAGATATGAGATGCCAAATTTAGCAAGCCTGTCCGCCCTGCGGCGAGTGTCTTTAAAATTACTATTGCCATGATCAATAATAATATCTCCCTCCATACAAAACTGTAGTAACTCATCAAGTGTTTCCTCTACTAATTCTGCTGGAATGACCAATTGAAAGATACCTGGTGCTTTACCAACCAGACCATCTTGACTATGAACTACTTGAACAAGGCTTTCCAGATTAGTGGCAACTCCACTAACATAACCTGCTTCATACGCTTCTTGAGCTTTTGCATAATTCCTCCTGTAACCCCAAACTTCGATGCCTGCTTTCAGCATACGGCGAGACATACCCTCACCCATGCGACCTAAACCAATTAATCCAACTTTCATTTTTGTTCTACCGATGATACTAATGTTACTGAATCTAAATCACTCACATCCGGTGGAAATGGTTTGCGATCTTTTTCTCTTACAGTTAAACGATCAGGATCAATAATCCTCATCGCTTCATACAATTCTTGTGCGTGATGTAATTCATCATTCATCACACTGCATATATCTATGTCAGATGCATCAACCTCCGCCAGATACTTGCCATACGTTTCCATAGCATGAATTTCTATTTCGTAGGAGAGATGGTAAGCAGCGCGAGGAGATATCCAATAATAAACCACGTTGATCCAATAATAGACAAGTACGAGGTGTCTGGCAAGAAAGCGATCAATCCAATAAGCATTACCGCCCCTAGATTCCATGATTTCCAGATGTTCTGTTTCATTTACCGATTGCTCAAAGTGCTGTTTCATCAAGTAAATGTGCCACTGACCACGCAAACCCAATGATTCACGCAAGTGAAGCACACTCAAAAAAGCAAAGTATGGTGCTCTTGCTATCTCCTCAAGTACCCAGAATCTCTGAAAGTGACGACCTTGATACAGGAAGTCTAAGATAGCAACTGTGATGTTTAGTGTGAACGTGTTAATTTTCCTCATCGTCATCCTCATATAAAGGACAAGGTTCTTCAAATAAATGTTCCATTCTGAGTTGTTTGATGCGCTCTCGGAGTCCTTTATAGAACTCTCTCTTTTCGTCAGCGTTCATTTAGTCTTTAAAAGATCTTCTACTTGCTTGCGAGTTTTGGACATCTTTTGTTTCTCACGTTCAGAATGTTTATATCCATGTTTACCATGAAATATAAAGTGACCCTGAATAAGCATCGTTATTCCAAAAAGGAATAACATAACAACTCCCAACCAATCTATAAATGTGGATGAAGCCATGGCACTACTGGTGGAATAACCCCAATAAGTCTCAACAGACCCTCACTAAAGAGTCCAAGAACAAAGAAACCAACAAACATACTAATAATTCCAGCATTACGATTGTGTTTTCGTATTGCATCATCAATCATCTCTTGACACTCTTCACGAGTGACATAATGAGCTGGTTTAATTTGATCCATCCTGTGCGACATTAGATAGATTTTCCATAGGATCAGGTGCTCCTGATACTATAGCACAAGCTCGCCTGTAATAGAAATTT